CTTGCCAATTTTTTAAAACTAGTAAATAAATTTATGAGAATAGCTTTTAGTGGTACCGCTAATTCAGGTAAAACAACTCTCTTGAAGAGTTTTCTCTATACGTGGAGTAATTTTTCAACTCCGGAAAAAACCTATAGAGACATGCTTGTTGAAAAGGAACTTGATCATTCATCTTCTACAACAACCGAAACACAAAGCGAGGTTATGAACTTTATGGTTGATCAACTAATCGCGAATAGTAAGGACGACTGTTTGGTATATGATAGGTGCCCGTTAGACTCTATAGCTTATACGTTATGGAGTAATGATAAGAATAAAGCAGGTTTTACAAAGGAGTTTGTTACTGAGCAAATTACTTTATGTAAAGAATCATTGAGAAACTTAGATGTAATCTTCGTATGTAAGTTTGATGAAAAAGAGGGTGTAAAAGAAGATGGATCTAGAGAGGCAGATCTGCAATATATTAAAGAAGTGGATAATATTTTTGATTCTTTATATCAACAGTATATGCAAAATCCACAGGCTGATGTTTTCTATCCTAAAGATGACTCACCAGCAGTTATATTATTACCTAACGGTATGCAAGAACGTATTGATCTACTTGCTGAGTATATTACCCCAGAAGGTGGAATGTATGGTGATGAACACTCTATTCTCAATCCAAACAATCTCGATGAATTAGAATCTCTCGTCAAGCAACAACAAACAGCTTTGGATAGTGAAAAGAAAGAAAAGGAATTATTTGCTAAATTTGGTTTAAGTGATGATAGGGGTAGCGATTATAACTTGCAACCGTGAAGACATGTATCGAGTTTGTATTGACTCGATACATGATGATTGGTATGACGAGCTCGTAACAGTTAATGACGGGAAAGCTGTAGAGTGTACTAAGGGAGTTTATATTGAAACAGGAGGTGGTGTAGGTGTAGGTAGAGCTAAAAATAAAGCCATGCAGCATCTACTGGATAAGGGATGTAATTATATTATACTCGTTGAAGATGATATGCGCTTTAAAAATAATATATTTAAAGCTTATATTAAAGCAGCAAACATTACTGGTATTAAACACTTTATGTTTGGTTATCACGGCCCTGCTAATAAGGCTGGTATTAGCGGTGGTAAACCTACACCACGTAAAGTTATAGATTACGGTGATATAAAAATAGCTCTTAATCAACATTGCGTTGGAGCAGTTACCTTTTATACAAGAGATTGTTTAGAAGATATTGGATTACATGATGAAAATTTTACTAATGCATTTGAACATGTTGACCATTCTTATAGATTAGCTAAAGCAGGTTACAGTACTCCCTATTGGTGGTGGTCTGATATAGCTAATAGTTTAGATTATGTAGAAGAACAAGCATGCTCTGAAAATAATTCCTCCATAAGACCGCGTAGTGATTGGCAGTCGAATATCGAAAAGTCAGCAATATACTTCTTACATAGACATAATGTTCACCCGGTACAAGTGCCTGATACTCCTATAAAAGAAATAGTATCAATACTCAAGGAATTTAAAAAATGAAGATATCTCTATTATGTCCAAGTCGTGAAAGGTTAAATAAGTTTATAACTTTTACTAGTAGTGTTTTTGCGACATGTAAAGATATAGATAATATAGAATTGGTATTGGGGGTAGATTCTGATGATCCGAAAAGGAAACTATACAAGCGGATAGCAAATAATCTAAGCTTTATAAAGTATATTGAACTACCGGAAGGATTATTTAAAGCAGAGGGATTATCAGGTATATGGAATCAAATGGCTACAGAATGTACTGGTGATGTGGTAGCCATGGTTGGTGATGATATGATTTTTCAGACTGTTGATTGGGATGAAAAAATAGTAGATACATTTAACTCCAAGCAAGATAATATTTATCTTGTACATTGCAATGATGGTATGAGGGGTACAGGTAATAAGTATTCCAATGTACAGCCTTTAGCTGTAAATTCATTCGTTCATAAAGATTATATTAATGCTGTCGGTAGGTATGTACAGACAGAGATAAAAGAAATCTTTCAAGATACGTTTCTAGATAAACTCTTCTCTTCTATTGATAGAAAAATATATTATCATAATATTATAATAAAGCACCTGCATTTCTCAGAAGGAGGTACTAAGGATAAGACAGCTGAAGCATTAGAAGAGACGCGGGATGGTATATGGGATGATAATGAGTTATTTGAGAGAGTGTTAGGCCCCGTAATTAAAAAGGAAATAGATATTCTAAAAGATACATTTAATATATGAAAGTGTATACCCATTATAGTGAATCACATAAGGACTTGTATGAAAACCATTTTAAGAAGTCTCTACGTGAGCTATATACTAAAGACGAATTAGCTATAAGGTCTGCTTGCCATAGACAGACTACATCAGCTGGATCTTTTATGGAGGACGGTTGGCTTGAGTCTATGCAATATAAACTTGAGGTTATATTAAAGGCAATAGAAGAAAATACAAATGAATACTTTATTTTTTCAGATGTCGATATCGTTTTTTACGATAAATTTATTGACGACTTGTTAGAGAGCGTAGATGGTTACGATATAGCCTGTCAGGAAGATTGTGGTTCTTTATGTGCAGGATTTTTTATCGCTAAGGGTAATGATAAAAATTTAGAGCTTTTTACTAAAATATACAAAACATACAGACACCTAGTCAATGACCAGGTCGCTCTAAATCACTATAAAGATGATGTTAACTATAAGCTCCTAGATAAAAATAAATATTTTACAATTGGTAATTTTTTTAATAACCCGGATGGTACACATGTATGGGATAACAGTACAAATATTATACCTCCGAAGAGTATAAAAATGCACCACGCTAATTATGTTGTCGGGGTTGAGGGTAAGGTTAAATTGATAAACTTAATTAAAACTAATTATGAAAATTTGGTACGATAAAACAAAACTAGATATTAATAACTTTAAATCGGAAAAGTTTTTACTATTACCGCAATATAGTAATGAAGTTATTAATAGAGATAATGATTTTAAAAATAATAAATGGTCAGAAGAAATTCAATTAAACATTGAATATACTTCTATAGAAGACGCTGACTACATCTTATATCATGATAAATACGATACGGGTATTAACTCCTTTTTAAAAGAAGTACACGATTATAATCATAAACCTATTTTAGCTTTCTTTAATGATGATGATGACAGACCTATTAGTAAGACATTAGCAGATAATATATATGTCTTTAGAACCTCTATTAATAAGTCTAGACAGTCACTTAATGAATTTCCTATGCCAGCTTGGAGTCAAGATTTTGGCGCATCAACAATCCGCCCACATACATCAAAGCCTGTTGTTAGTTTTTGCGGAGCTCTTACACATCCAGCGAGATATGAATGTATTAAAAATCTAAAAGATGATAACTATGTTTATACGAATTTTATTATTAGGGATTCATTTTGGGGCGGATCACCTCACAACTCAATTATACGCGAAGAGTATGTAGACAATATAAAGGAGAGTGATATGGTTCTATGTAGTAGAGGAGCAGGTAACTTTTCTTATAGATTATATGAAGCGCTATCTTGTGGTAAAATTCCAATTATAATAGATACAGATATATCACTTCCGTGCTATAATGTAATCGATTGGGAAAAATTTATTATAACAACCCCATCCAATATTAATAAGGATATTAAAAAGTGGTGGGATAATATGGACGATAAAAAATATGCAGAGGCTCAGGAATATAGTAGATTTATTTACGAGCAATATTTAACCCCGTCTGGATTTGCAAAATATATTTCTAAACATAACACATTTAAAACTTATTAAAAGATTAATATGAAAAGTTTTTTTGAAGATATATTTAAGTATGAAAAATTTCCTACCGAGTATGAATGTTTCAAACAGCTTAAAGATTGCGCAAATTATATAGCTATACCTTGGACGCAGATTTTAAATAGTCATTGGTTAAGATTTCCTGGTAATAGAGGTCGGGATTTTTATCTAAAGGAGTTAAGTAAATATACCGTTAAATCAAAAAATAATTTTACGGTATGTCAGCATGATAGTTTTAAGCAACTTGAATTATACTTTAAACATTTAGATATTACAAAGGTATTCTGCACCCTACATAGCGTAGATGATAATATGAAAGGTATTGATTTATTACCTATACCTTTTGCATTTAATGATATATTTTCAAGTAACGTCGAAAAGGATCTTTTTGTATCCTTTATGGGTGCTTATACAACACACCCAATAAGAGAAGTCCTAAAAAATAATATTACTGGTGATACATTTGTATATCGCGATGCATACCACGTAGAGGATTTAAATCAAAATAAAAAAAGGGAAGAGAGAGAGTATAAAGAAATGTTAGAGCGGTCTATCTTTAGTTTATGTCCACGTGGTTCCTCACCTTCTGCTGTACGATTTTGGGAGTGTCTGTCTGCCGGTACCATACCTATCTTAATTAGCGATAATTGGGATTTACCTGAATGGGATTGGGATAGTACTATAGTCCGAATAGCAGAACGAGACGTCAAGTCACTAGATAATATTAAGCTTAAAAATCTGTTAAAGTCTTATGACGCAAAAAGTATGAAAGAGCAGTGTCTTAAAGCATACGAGAAATTTAAAAAGCAAAATTTTAGGAAATACATTTTAAATAATATATGAATGTTGTAGTTAAATATGATCCAGCTGGTAGAATGGGTAATCGAATGTTTCAATATTCGTTTGGTTATATATTATCTAAGTTAAAGGGATGTAATTTCTACCATGAATCTATACCTAATTTCGGTATAGATGATAACATGCACGACGTTAGTGATTTAAATAATGCTATTAATACAAGACAGTATGGTGATCAATATGCGGATATGGATATGTTGGTAAATCATAAAGGTGATATAGTAATAGACTCCTATTTACAACAAAGCCGATTTTATATTGATTATAGGGACGAATTGAGAAGTTTATTTAAAATTAAAGATCTATTAATTAATAAGGATAAATTAATATTACATATACGCGAAACAGATTACGTTATTATTAATGCATTTTTAGGTTATGATTATTACAAGAAATTAATTAGTGATAGTGGTTATAAAGATGTGGTTATAGTAACCGACAATTCTAAGAGTGATACAGTACAAAAACTTATAAAAGAATATGATTGTACTTTAAGTACTGAAGGTATAGTTGACACCTTTAGCGTTCACAGTGATTCTAGAGCTATAGAAGATTTTAAAGCGCTATTGTACAGTGAAAATATAGCCATCTCGCAGTCTAGTTTTTCGTGGTGGGCAGCCTTTTTAGGTAATCATAAAAACATAATATTTCCATACAAAAAAGGGTTAGATTGGTGGCCAGTTGAACCAGAAAAAGATGATATAGACTTATACTTTGATTTAGATAACGTAACATGTAAATACATTAGATGAATATAGTACTATTTCACCTAGGAAATAAGTTACCCGATTATTTCACATACTGTACTGATCAAATTAAACTTACAAATCCGGATTCAGTAATATATCTATTAACTAATTCTAATATAGACAGTATCCCAAATGTAAAGGTAGTAGATGTTAGGGAATTCGAAGTTCCTGATATATCTAACTACTTTTCGAGCGATATTCATCACAAACAACTATGGCAAACATCGTTAATACGTATATTCTATTTAGAAGCTTTCTTAAGAACCTATAATATAAAAGATATTATTCATTTTGATAATGATGTTTTAATATATCATAATTATACAGAAATGTTAAATAAATTTAAGAAGTTTAATTTCTTAATAACTCCACAATTCGATACAGAATACGTTTTCGGTTTTAGTTACATAAAAGATTATAAATCACTAACACCAATAACTAGTATTTTACAAAACTTAATATCATTACCATTCAGGGAATTACAAACACTAACAAACACTGAATACCCTCACGAAATGAGACTTTTAAGCTATGTAAATAAAATTAGTAATAACAAATATATAGATTTACTACCAGTTGTAGTAGATGGTGAAGGTAGTGATAATTTTAATATTTTTAATATGGTATTTGACCCTTCTTCTTACGGTAAGCATATAGCTGGTTCACACTGTCTTGGAAGTCATAACAGACACTTTGTAACCACACCTAAATGGAATGGCACCGAGACACATCACTATATAGGCAAACAAATTCATGCTGGTATTATAGAGGTAGATTTAGCTGGTAATATACCTTATATCATTTATAATGAGACAACGTACAAAATCTCTAACCTACATATACACAACAAACAATTAAAAGATTTTATAATATTATGATGCTAGACTTACATAACTTAATTAAAGAGTACGAAATGAATATTACTGGAGTTATTCATATAGGTGGTCATATTGGTACTGAGTATGAAGAATATAAAAAGATTGACTCTATAGAGCATATGGTATTTTATGAACCTGATCCAGAAAATTATAAAGTTTTAAAATCAAATGTTGCACATGATAAAAGAGTAATAAGTATTAATAAAGCCCTTGGACCCTTTTCTTGCAAAGCAGATTTCCATCGTGAAACAGGTAATAACGGCCAATCTAATTCTCTATTAGAACCTTATAAACATACACATATCTATCCGGGTATAGTTTTTAGTGATAAAATTACAGTTCAAGTAGATCCTCTAGACAAATATCAACCCTCGTCAAAATTTAATTTTATTAATATGGATGTGCAGGGTGGTGAGCTAAACGTATTAATCGGCGCATCAAAAACATTAGAACAAATTGACTATATTATAACTGAAGTAAATAGAGATGAATTATATAAAAATTGCGCTTTAATAGAAGATATAGATTATTATTTATCAAAGTATGGATTTAAAAGAGCTGAAGAAGCTTGGGATAGAGATAATCCTGTATGGGGAGATGCATTTTACATTAAAGAAAAATGAATTTAATTTCAGGTGAAAAGCTACAAGAGTTAGCTGATATCACAATAATATTTAAGGACCAATGTCATGAGGATCTATGGCAACACCAGCTCCCAAATATATCTAAATATGTTATTTTAGAGGGTGTAGGTAGCAATATACCAAAGCAAATACTAGAGGCAGATACAATTTTTGTATATACACATGCACTAGAATTATTTGTTAGTCGTATTTTTAACTACCTAACTAAACCTATTACTCTACTATCACATAATTCAGATCATTGTGTAGATACTAAATTTCTAAATATTTTAGAGAGTCCTAAAATAAAAGGTTGGTACTGTCAAAATAGGATTGTTCCTCATAAAAAATTATATTCACTACCTATAGGTATTGCTAATAGTAGATACCCTCACGGTAACACTGAGCAGCTGCTAAAAATTAGAGAAGAATGTAATGATAAATCTTTGTTATGTTATAAAAACTTTGATATAGGTACTAATTATTCTGAAAGATATAACTGCCATATTACTACAGAAAAAAATAACTTTAAAATGGCACCATCTACTACAAATGAGCAGTACTGGCGGTATTTAAGCCAAAGTAACTTTGTAATATCACCGCCAGGTAATGGAATTGATTGTCATCGTATATGGGAAAGCTTAACTTTAAGGTGTATACCTATTATACTAAATCATGAAGCATTAAGTCAGTTTAAACACTTACCAATTCTTTTTATTAATTCCTGGAAAGATGTAACGCGTGAACTATTAGAAACGTTTTTACTAGAGTATAAAGATTTTAACTGGGATATACCTGAGTTAACAGTTGATTACTGGAATAACCGTATTAAACTATAAAATATGACTGGTATAGTATGTAACGATAGCTTGGAAGTTGTAGGTCATAGTTTATTTAGGAACTTTCGTCTAGGTCTTCAAAACTACCTAAGTGAGACTTTTAAGGATGTGGGTGGGGTTAGTGATTTGGAGGATGTCAATTTGTTAGTCATTGTTGATGAACACTTCCCTCCTAACGTAAATATATGGAAAGATTCTAAATTTATAGATAAGTTAAATAGAGATAATATAAAGGTGTTAGTGTTTAACTTTGAAAAAATATTTAATAGTAAATTTCCTTGGAATGAAGACCATCAAAAGGTACTAAATACTATCTCTAATTTAGTTCAAATAGTTTCGGATATATCAGATGCTAAAATCCTAGGTACAGAAATTATAAATAAACAATACCTCTCTAGAGATACAAAACTTGAATACGACGTACAAAAAAAACAAGATAGAGTTTTATTTATAGGTCAATCCGAAAAAATACAAAATTCATCTTACGCTTATTACGAACGATATTTATTATTAAATAATATAAGCAATATTGCAGACTTTCCCTTAGATATCGATATTACCGGTAGGCAATATACATATAAAGAATACCTTACAAAGCTTGCAAGTTATAAATATATTTTAAATCCGTTAGGTACCGGTGAATTTATAAATTTACGATACTATGAAGCTTTAAAGGTAGGCTGTATACCAATTCAACAGGTAACTGATAATATACTTTTAAATTATTCAGAACTCAAGTACGGTCATACATTTAGAACCGCGGAAGATATTTCTATACCTACAAAAGAGTTTAAAGTTTTAGATTTCTATCTCGAAGATTACTTTGAAGAAATTAATTTAAAAAATCTACTATAGCGGTCATTATAGTACGTTAGAGAAACAATGAGTGTAATTATCTTATCATTTACTGAAAATCCTAGTTACTATACAATGCTTAAACATTGTATAGAGTCTATAGGTGATTATGAAATAGTTGTTGTTGAAACAAACAACAAATTAAAAGGTAAAGATATGATGCTACCTGCTAAGTTTATCTTCCCGGAAGAAGAGTTTAACTATAATAAGTTCCTTAATTATGGTTTTCAAAATTTAAGTAGTAAAGAAAAGGTTATTATATCTAATAATGATGTGGTATATGAACCGGGTTGTATTGATGCATTATTTGAAAGTTTAAATACCTACGACTCTGTATCACCAGTAGAGATATATAGTGATAAAAACATTACTGGTAATACTGTCGGCGAACATGTAAAAGGTTGGTGTATCGGTTTAAACTATAAAGTATATGAACAGATGGGTGGGTGGGATGAAAGCTTTAAGTTCTGGTATCAAGATAATGATTATTGCAATTTTCTACAAAAACACTCTCTGAACCACGCTTTGATTGGAAATGCAGTGGCTAAACATCTCTGTTCGAAAAGTCATTCCTTAGTAAGTGACTTAAAAGAGTTTACTAACGATCAAATTAGCACGTTAGAACAGAAGTGGGGTAAATAAAGTTGATTAAAAGATACAATATCATATCATTAGATATGATTATCGATCAACAAGTTTATAATGGCGATCTTATTCACGATCGTTTCGCGTATAAGTTCTTTAGAAAAGAAGTCTCACCTTATGGTAATATTGTAGCTTTTAGGGCTCCTATGTATGTAAGTGATAATTTAATTGATTTGGAAGATACACTAGCCAATGACTATATTTTTTCAGAGGATGCAATTAACTTCTGCTGGGAGATACCTAATTTATGTCCCTTAGGAGCAGTTGCTTTTCAACGTCTCTTCAATACTACCATTGCAGGTATGTTAGGTCAACTTATTCAAAGACCGATCAACATGGATGGTGATGATATTATGGTAACTGATGAGTTTATTGGGAGTGATAGTAAAAAGCGCTCAGAAGGTAAAGTAAGTGTTTCAATTACATATAGTAAGGAAGATATTGCTTTAGGTCATACCGGCATTAATGTAAAGGCGGGTAAGAAAGCTCCTGGGTTTGCTTATTCAAGTAATATGAGTGATAGTCAGATAGAGGCTTTTATGGACGCGGTAATTAAAGCGTTTGAACTGGAAGTAAAAGATCAATGGATCGCTACAACTAAAATAATTAGTTAATGAATTTTTTTCAGCTACAAAATAAGCTGTTCTACTCTAAAAAGACAGATGCTGAGTTTTTAGATTCAGAAGGTGAACAATCATTTACTCCGTTTATGTTTAACAGGTGGTTATCTTTTTATAATAAAGGTATGGCTACTATTACTAATGAAACGTTAAATAGATTCGGTGGTATTTTTCAGGATAAACAACAGCAATATAGGCTTTATTATTATTTTATTCCGAGATTGAAGTTTAAGCGTATAGCATATAATAAAAAACTTAAAAAAGAGGCTAGTGAAGAAGAGAATCTTGATCTTATTGCGCGTAATAAGAATATCTCTGTAAGAGAGTTAAGGTCCTATATTGATTTTCATGAAACTTGTAGTAAATAAGTTATATGGCAATGGCATCTATTGATAATTTAGCTCCTACAAGAAGTCTAATTGACTTGACGCAAGGAGGTAAGGGTGATTTTGGGTTAGACGACTACCAGCTTAGTTTTGTTTTTGATGATATTCTTCTTGTAGAGTATGCTGATGAGTCAGCTAACGGAGATGAAGTTTTACGTAATGGTATAGTCGTTCCGACAAACGCAATGACTAAAGCATGGCGTAAGGGTAGAGTTATTCTTGCAGGTCCTGATGCAAAGTACGCAAAAGAAGGAGATATAGTTATATTTCCAAATAATCTCGGAGTTACCATTTCTAATGTAGAGATTACAGGTAAAGGTAAAATTGCCAAGGGTGTTTTTCTAAACGAAGAAAGAATGTTTGGTATATGTAAACCTAAAAATGATAATACAGAGGTCAGCACTTGATTCTATTCTTTTAACGAATGTAGTAGACTTAAGATTTGCGCGCAGAATACCTAAAGCGGGGTTTCCTGCTACTCGACGTATACTATGTACAAAGTCATATAACTTATTAAACTCTACAAACGGTAGAATTACCTTAAACTATAAACCACCTAGAGGTCCGCATAAAGTGAATGAAGCGGCTGATAACTTACTCGTTGTGTGGGATATTTTAATGCAAGGATATAGAAATATTAATATGAATCAAGCTGATCTAATAAAACAGTATCCGGCTGATGATTCTTTTTGGACGTATTTTAACGAGAGCGTATATCCTATGTCAGGAAAACAAAAACTAGCTTTTATGAACTCATGAATATAAACTTAGAAAGAGTAAATCAAAGCTTAAAACCTTTTTTACTACAAAATATAGTAATTAAAACTGATAAGAAGATTATCAAAAAAGGTAAGCTTAAACTTTTTAAAATTAAACAGTATAATATTGCTCTTTCTCTAGAAATTGACGGTAAAATTAAAATCTATGAGATACCATACCCGTTTAAAATTGAAGGTTCGTTAGATAAGTTAATATTTAACTACCGTATAAGTTCTTTTATACCTGAGCAATTCTCTCTGTTTATAAAATTATTAGATTGCAGTTCTAAATCGAAATTTTACGACAACCTGCTTTACATATTGCCTAATAAATGAACTATACTATAATTAGGTGTGCTAACTGGACTAATTAATAGCTTCCCTTCAGGATATGATCCCAATCCAACTCAAGTAAAGCTTCTTAAGAATATTGATCAAGCGTTTACCGATGGCTATAAGTTTGTAGTCTGTAACGCTCCTACTGGATCAGGTAAATCTATGGTATCAAAAACCGTAGGTAATGTAGCTGGGCAATGTACGAAAGAATACCGCGATATAGTGACGAGTTATCTAGCTTATAAGCGAACGCAAGGAGGTAATTATGCGTATGAAGATGAGTGTAATGAAGAGAGGTCGTTCGGATGTACTGCATTAACAATTACCAAGGCTTTACAAGATCAGTATAAAGAGCTATTTAACGATGTTGAAGTGTTGAAGGGTAAGTCTAATTACAGCTGTGTAGTAGATGAGGATTACTCGGTGGAAGTAGCGCCATGTTTACATTTACCGAAACTTCGTGAGGAGTGTTGGAGTAAAAAGTGCTGCTCGTATTATGAACAGCGTAATAAAGCTTTAACTTCACGATTTAATACTCTCAACTATAATATGTTCTTTGCATTACCTGAGCATCTTAAAAAACGTGAATATTTAATTTGTGATGAAGCATCGGAGTTAGAAGATCAATTAGTTAAAGAGTTTAGTTGTACTATTAACCTTGAATTCCTCTACAAGAACGAGGTTGAAGTTAAGCCATTTCTAACTAAAAGTACTAACGTTGAAAAATGGATAAATCACTTAGTACTATCACTAAAAGAGCGTATCGATTGGTTAAAAGATGCAATTGGTAGTACGAGTAAGGTTAAAACAAAATACCTTATACAAAAGAAGAACGAGTTGGTCGCGCTTGGTAATTTGCATAGTAAACTATCACTTATATTAGAAACTTGGTATGATAGTGAGTATATTTTCGAGAGGGATAGTAAGGCTATTACCTTTATGCCTCTTAAGGTAGACAAGCTATCAAAGTATTTGTTTAAGTATGCTGATAAAGTAATTCTTATGTCAGCTACTATTATTGATTCCAAGAATTTTTGTAAGTCGTTAGGTATTGATAACTTTAAGTATATTGAAGCTGAGTCAACGTTCGATGCTAAGAATGCACCGATATATTGCAATACAAAGGTTAAGTTAAATTACTATAATATGCAAAAGAACTTACCTAAGATATGTAAGCAGATAGCTCAAATTTGTGAGTTTCATAAAAACGAAAAGGGTATTATACATTCACAGAATAAGAGTATTACTAACTTCCTATCAGAAAATCTTACTGATCGTAGATACTTAATACGCGAACCAGGTGTACGGAATGAAGTTATTTTGGAACAACATATGGAAACCGATGATCCTACTGTTCTAATATCACCATCTATGTCCTATGGGGTTGACCTCAAGGATGATCTAGCTAGATTTCAAATTATTATTAAGGCGCCGTATCTACCTACTAAAGATAAGCGTATTGAAAACTTAATGAAAGAGGATTTTGACTGGTATCAAAATAAAATGCTCTGTTCATTAATTCAAGCTTGCGGTAGAGGGATACGATCCCATAAAGATCACTGCATAACATACATTCTTGATGCCGCGATTGTAGAAAGTATAGTAAAAAACAGGCATAAACTTCCTAAATACTATCTAGACCGCTTCGCGTAATAAATATATGTAGTGCGTAAGAGGGCATACCATTTTGAAATTAAAGATCTTCTCACACAGTTTGTAGCTGCGTTTGATGATACGGTCATATCGCGTTTCGATAAAAATCGTAATGCTAAACAAAATATTGATGTAAGATATGTCTTTGCTCCTAAACAGAGAGTGATGTACGATATCGTTAATAAAGCACAAAATCTTACATTACCAGTAGTAGCGATAAACTTAACCAGTGTTTCAAGAGACGAATCTAGAGTTTTCAATAAACTAGCCCCTTCATTTATACCAGGTCAGTTAACAGACCATCCAGATAAGGGTTCCAAGTTCTTAATGCCTGTACCGGTAGATCTATCAGTTAGTATGTCAATAATGACTCGGTATATGGCTGATGCAGATCAAATTATATCAAACTTTGTACCTTATAACAACCCTTACATTATTTTATCTTGGAAAGTACCTGCTGACTTCGGTGCTGATTACGAGCAGGAAATAAGATCTGAAGTATTATGGTCAGGAGATCTAAATTATAGTACACCTACCGATGTAACTTATTCAGATAAATTTAGAGTAGTTATTGATACATCTTTCACAATAAAAGGTTGGTTATTTCCGGAGCAGAAAGATATACAAAACATTATTTATAAAATAGATAATAACTTTATAAATGTTGATCTTGCAAACAGAATATATGATCCTGAGGGTAAAGAGTTAGACTTCGTTACATATGAACAACAAGGATACGGCGCGTTATCTGGATTTAATGATACAGTACCTAAAACATATACTGAAACAGTTACAATATCTGCTATTCCTGAGTTTACTAATATCTTCTATGCTACTACAGGGACCTTTAACGCTGCGCGTGGTTTAACTACTATATTAAGTAGTTACGATAATAACTTTACCCTCTATGGTAAACGGTTTGACACTAGTAACAGCTATTATCTTTCTTCTAATGTAGACAACTTCCTTACTAATTATCAGGAAATTACATCTGCTAAATCCCCTACAATATCAGGTTATAAGTTAGATAGTTCGTACTATTCTACAGGTAACGATAATATTGTTAACCTATTTTTTCCTGCTTCGTCGCTATCTGCTTCTGGTGACTTTACCTTTATAACGGCAAATGAAGCAGGATGGGCTACTACATATCAAGCCCAGTCATCCATTATTAGAATTTAAAGATTCTTAATAATACTCTGAGCTGTATGAATTTCATTAAATTCATCATATGGACACTCATGAACTGCACCGGTAAAGTTGTAATCATAGAGATAGCTATCTATATGTCCTTGTGGAAACTCTGTTTTAGGTAATACATTTTTATGCATATCATAACCGAAGATTTTAGGTGAAGTACCTACCCATACAACAGTTGATGGTTTATTAAGCGCCGCGGCAGCATGTTGTAATGATGAATCAATGAGTAGTCTCTTATCTGAAAAATTAATAAGATTAAAAAGTTCCTTTTTAGAGACTTGTTTTTCAAATCTAATGGCTCCCTCTAACTTTGGATGAAAGTCATAGCAAACATGCAAAATCATGTATTTTTCCTTTAGTTTATTAACAACCTCCTGGGCAACTGGCGGGGGAATATCCCGAACCCATGAATATGGGTGCTGTTGATGCTCTTTACCTGGACCACCAAACGGCTGAAAAAGTAATAATGGTTTGTTTTTCTGTAAAGACGCGAGTTGAGGATCAATTAAGTCTTTCTCTCTTAAATTGAAGTGTATATATGGCTTCTCGTCTTTATATTTAACACCTATCATATCACACCATGATTTAATTAGATGTGTTTTTTTAGTAATATGGCTTGTTTGTTTATAAGGTTCTTGCGCGAATACCTCTACATCTTTACCGTGTATATAATCTTGATAAAAGTAAGGTACGTTACCTAATCGAAAGACGCGATGTATATCCTTATTATTTAGATATACTTCCGGCCAGGCGCAAACAACAATAATCTTCCGATCCGGATTTTGTTTTTTATAGGCCTTAACTACAGCTGTAGAGGCTACGTGTTTACCGATACCTCCTTCAATATGGAATATAGCGTGCTTTGACATTACTATAATTTAATAGCAAAATCGGAATTTTCAACTAAGATTTACGTGGAGCATGATATCTTTAAAGCCGTTCCACTTCGCCAAACACGTCCACTAACCCCGGGATCGGATGTAGGAAGATTTGTTAAAGTTAAGTTTCCCCCTACTGTAAGATTACCGGTAACAGTAAGCGAACAACTTATATTCGCATTGTTGTCATATTGACTCGTACCAGTAACAGTTAAATTACCTGCCACTGTTACTGTTGACCCATTATCAGAGATAACTGAATCTTCAACTGTTCCACCAGAGGTATAGAATCTAGGTATTTTTGCAACAGTTACAGTTGAGTTATAGNTATCTACCAATNTATTTCCCCATACTTTAGGATTAATTTCATCTACCCGAATCGTGTTATCACTATCTAAAATTACAACTGAATTATCTACCCCAGCTGGTAGTCCGTTAGCTACTGTAATATCACATGCATTAAAGCATACCGTATCTGCAATAGCATTACCAAATATCATATTTCCTTTAGTTTGTAACGCTCCATCAATCGTAACATTGCTGGATGCGCAAAAAACACCTCTAGAGCATAATTTATGAGGGTTAGCCACAACAATATCACCATTCGCTACTACTCCAGCAAAAACTACACTATTTGTTGGACCTAGACCTACACTCACTCCACCTACACCTGCACCAAGAAAATTTAAACTACCCTGACTGGGTGAACTTACCCCGCAAACATAACGTCCATCGCTTTGGGCAGTTAAAGCTGTGAAAACAGAACTAACTGCTGTCTGTCTAGTTTCTGTAGATTGAATTAGCGGGGTTAATTCATTACCCACAAGTTTACAAGCTGAGGTTAATTCGGTTATTTTAATACCCATGTATATATTTATTGCAATTGATGAAAATTACATTAAAATATAATTGTGAGAATTAAATTTGATGCAAAATCTCATACTTATACGCATACTGAAACAAAAGAAAAATTTATTTCAGTTACAACGTTATTAGGTAAGTATAAAAAACCATTCGATAAACAATTTCATGCCAGTAGGGTAGCTAATCGTGAAGGAGTACCTATTGAAATGGTACTTGAGATGTGGGAAAAGGAGAAGAATAAAGCTTGTGATAGAGGTACTAATATTCATAAGCTTCTCGAAGACTATATTGAATATGGTGAAGTGAATGATACATTTAGTTGGTTATATAAGTCCTATGATAAATCAGTCGAGTGGCATATTGATAGTTTTAATAAAATATTAAGCGAAAGTGTACTATATGATGAAGAATTTAAGGTAGCTGGAATGTCCGACCTTATATATGAACATAAAAATAACGAATTTACGATAGGGGACTTTAAAACAAATAAAAAGTTTAGATTTAGTTCCCCATTCGGAGAGAGAATGTTAGCTCCAGTTGACCATCTACATAATTGCGAATTTAACGTTTACGCATTACAACTATCTATGTATGCATATATGTATGAGAAGCAGTCAGGAAAAAAATGTAGGAAGTGTGTTATATTTTATTTAAAGGATGATGCATTTAGAGCATATCATGTAAACTATTTAAAGTCAGATATTGAGGCTTTACTTAACTACCATAAAATAAATACCATCAATGGCTAAGTTATCAAAGAAATTTAATGAGAGAATAGAACAACTATATGATTGTCTTTATGAAGTAAAAAGTATTGCTTATGATAAAGAAGATGATTGTGAGTTAGAAGAACTTTTAGATGGATTTATCGAGCAAATAGAATATTCTATATCAGACGGTGATATAAATCTAGAACAAATTATATCTCATATAAAACAAATAGAATAATGAAAGCGGTAATAGTAGGTAAAGGTTATGTTGGTAATAGTATCTTCAATCAGTTAATTCAAAATGATTATTTTGAAACTGTGGAGCTTTTTAGTAGGTTAGAGTTAGATTATTCTGACCCGTTTGAGTTAAGGCGAGTAGTTGACAGAGATACAACTGTTATTAATGCAGCTGGGTTTACAGGAAGACCTAATGTTGATGAAGGTGAGATTAAGAAGGAGTTATGTTGGGATTTAAATGTAAAGTTACCTCTAACTCTGAATAAGGTTTGTAGAGATATAGGTGCCTCGATTATTCATATTACATCAGGTTGTATCTATTCTGGTTACGAGAAGGATTGGGAAGAAAGTGATGAGCCTAATTTTGGAATGTTTAGTAATGATTCCTCTTTTTATAGCAAGTCAAAACATGCATTTGAAAGTATCTCAGACTATGGTTTACATTTAAGGGTTAGAATGCCTTTCTGTGACGCTTTACATGAAAGATCCTTCTTAACTAAAATTCTTAATTACAATAACTTAGTAAATACTCTTAATTCAAAAACGTATGTACCGGAATTATGCCGGTTTATCGAGCACTATATCACCGAAGGTTATGATGGCTACGAAACTATTAATTTCTGCAATAGGGATCCTCTTAGTACAGAGGAGATTGTGGAGATGATGAAAGAACGTGGAATACAAAACGATGATTGGAGTTGGGAGAATTGGGATAACATTCCAATCAAAGCGAATAGATCTAATTGCGTAATGGATACAACAAAAGTTATTGAACAGTACCAATTTAATGTTATTTCTGAATATGATGCGTTAACAAGAGCTCTTGATAAAATTGCCGAGTAGTATTAATATATAAGATGTGTAAGACGTATTTAGTTACAGGGGGATGCGGCTTTATTGGTTCGTATGTTATAGAAGAGCTCTTAAGAGATAAGGACGCTAGCATCAAGGTTATATGTGTTGATAAAATGGGTGTAGGATCTGATCTTAAACATCTACCATTGAACGACACGAGATTAACACATATTGTACGTGATATATCAGTTCCGAGTTTTACAGAATTTTTAGGAAGTGTTGATTATATATTACATCTAGCGGCTGAATCACACGTCGATAGATCTATTACTAACCCATTAGCATTTATTGATAGTAACGTTGTGGGGACAGCAAATGTACTTGGTCTATGTAAGCAGAACCATGCTAGAATGGTTCACGTCTCAACAGATGAAGTATATGGGCATTTGCAGCTAGACGAAGAGCCCTTCACTGAAGAGCATCCTCTCAAGCCTCGATCACCATACTCAGCATCTAAAGCTAGCTCTGACTTACTGGTTCAGTCATACATTACAACTTATGGTCTAAATGCATCTATAACGAGATGTTGTAATAACTACGGACCTAGACAACATAATGAAAAACTAATACCAACAGTTATAAGATCTTTAGCGCTAGGTCGATCGATTCCAGTATACGGTAAAGGTGATAATATTCGTGAATGGATTCATGCGCGCGATCATGCCAAAGCTATTATAGAAGTTCTACATAAGGAAGATGCTGCAGAATTATATAACATACCTGGTAGCGAAGAATTTAATAATTTAGATCTAATTGATCAAATTATTAAAACAGTTGTAGAAAAAGCACCACAGTATAGAAGACAAGAATACATTAAGTTTGTAGAAGATAGAGCAGGTCATGACTTTAAGTATGCCATATCTACAAAGCATAATTTAGAAGCTGTATCTAATCAGCAAAAGTTTAATTTATCTGAAACAGTTGATTACTACTTGGCTAAGTATTTGTCTAATGCGGAATTATTTTAGAATAGATACTTAAGAATTAACTGATCATCAGTCAACGCTTCTGCTTCGTCACTATCTGTTTCAGCGCTATCATCTAAACCTTCTTCATATTCCTCATAGTAGGAATATATATCATCTTCATCAGCCTCATAATTCACCGCTGTATTACCTGACGCGCTCTGTATAACTTCATACTTTTCCTTAATATCTGACAAAATAAGTTTTTTAAGAAGTATTGCATCTGTCTCCGATTTCGCTCGTTCCAAAAAGTTTTTAACCTCATTACTAGTAAACTTACCTTTAAGATCAAGTATAGGATCATTGAATAACCCCCATATATGAATGGGAAGATATTTTCTAGTCATTCCTGCGCAATCTCTTATAACAAAATACGCAGCCTTCTTCTTTATCTCAACACCAGTATCAGGTTTATCAGCGGCTCTTGCGGCCGGCCCATAAAGTTTCGCGATTTGCTCCTGAGAATTCTCTAATATCACCTCTTCAAACATATATATACGTGTATTTATCGTTGAATACCAAAAGGAACCCTGATATAATTAATATAGTGAAGAAGAGATTTCCATCAAAGCCCTTCGAGTTCGGCAAATATATTGTTGAATATCGAGAAGAAACTGGCGTTCTGCGGTTCTTAAAGGAACGGTTGGATAATCTTGATGCTGCTCAACTCGCGAGAGAGAAGCTAATCACTAAAGGATACAACGATCTAGAAATAAAAAAAGTAGGATGATTATATTAGAGCCCTCAGCTGGAATTAAAAAAGATACGAAACTCAATTATGATATTATAAGTAATTTACTTACTACACTTCTTGAGTATAACCATAAACGAAAAATTAACATTGTAGTTAAGATACATAAAAGTAGAACCCCTGGAGTATCTTATTGCACTCCGGTAGAGGGTAAAGAATTTCTTATTAATTTAGATATGTCAAAAAACAATAGAAAATATATTTTTGGTTCAATCTTGCATGAGATTAGACATTGCATACAAAAGGAAGTTTTTAAGTTCTGGCCGTCTCCTAGTCATATGAAAACCTGGCGGGATTACTGGTACTCGAAAGAAGAAGTTGATGCAAGAAAAATAGAAGCTTTAACAACGCAGTTCATTAAGAGCTACGATTCATATGTAAATATGACTAATATGTTTAAAGATAAAAAACTCTTTAGAGTAGGATAATGCGAAATGTTCATAGATTATTTTTACCTAATTTGGATCAAGACGGTAGTGGAGTTGTAGCGGATACGACTTATAAGCTCTTAGATAAAAAAATAATCGTAACAGGCTTTACAATTAAAGTTATATTAGATGAAAAAGTCGGTAAAGATATAAGTAATAACCTTGATAAAGCAACATATTACACTATATTAAAATATAGTCAAAACGAGATAAACGCAATATATAACGAATAAGATGGAAGCAAATATAAATAATTTTACGTTCAAGCATAATGAAAAAACCTTATTTATCGAGGTTTATGATAGTGAAAACTCTGAAGAGCCTTACTCCTTTATAAAGGTAGGTGATACTATATCTGAGAAAGATTTTCATTACGAGATCAGTGACTGGTTCTTAAAAAATGTAAATACGTTTTAGATAATTTAAACCGTATCATATATTATATTACTTATTAAATATATGTATGTTTCGGTTTGCTCAGTTTTTAGGATCTGAAGGTATTAGTGTATCGCTTAGTTCTGTTGACTATGATCCTTATACGCAATATAATTATCTATTTAAATTAGATGGAGATTATGTTGACAACGAAATTAGTAAAAAGCTTGATCCAGAAGTACAGGCTTTAGAAAAATTAATTGAAGAGTCAACTAGTACTGGTCAATTTACATGTGTTACAGCTGGTGCACCAAATATAACTATCGGAGGCTCAGCGATAGCCCCTACAGTAGCGGTTAACACTGCTTGCTTTTCAAACTGTCAAGGTACTGTAACTTCCGTTTGTGGAGGAACTGGGACAACTTCAACTGGTGGCAATACACCAGCGATATCATTGACTAACACTGGTGTTAGTGCGGGTTCATATACAAGTACTAATATAACTGTTGATGCGCAAGGTAGAATTACTGCAGCTGCAAATGGAAGTGGAGGAGGGGGAGGTGCTGGCGTTGTTAATGTTACAGCAAGTAATGGTATTGCTTCTACAGAGGGTACTAATCCAAACATTACTATTGTACCAGCGCAAACTACTGTAACAAGTATCAAGAATACCGCGTTAAATGTTGGACGTGATGATGATAATCTGATAAAGTTTAACACTGATAATGAAATAGTATTTGAAGTTGGAGGAAATGATGGTGTTACGTTTAAGTCGAGCGGTGAAATAGAAGCTACTAGTTTAGAAGCTACTAGTTTAGTTATATCAGGAGATGTTGATATTGATGGTACCCTAGAGACAGATGCTTTATCATTAAACGGTACATTGATAACAAGAACAGCAGCTCAGATAAATGCTGCTAGGCCTGGTACTGTCACTTCTATTGGTTGTACGAATGATACAATAACTATTGGTGGAACAGCGATAGCCCCTACAGTAGCGGTTAACACTGCTTGCTTTTCAAACTGTCAAGGTACGGTGGAAGGTGTTACTGCTGGATCCGGCCTTTCTGCTACTAGCGGCAACTCTCCGGTAATTTGTATAGACTCTACACAAACTACTCTATCTAGTATTAAAAGTTCCTGTTTAGTTGTTGGACGTGATAACGCTAACTTGATAAAATTTGACACAAATAATCAAATAGTATTTGAAGTTCAAGGAAATAATGGAGTAATATTTAAATGTGGAGGTGAAATAGATGCTGCTTGTTTAAATATAACTTGTGAGCTATCTCTTTTAGGTGGATTAACTGTCGGGAATCATATAGTACCGACTGTAGATAATACTATAGATTTAGGTAATACTAACTCTAAAGATTTTAGAACTCTATACATAAGAGAGATTGATGTATTTAACGAGCGGGTTAATATATCTTCTGATGGACTGATTGCTACATTTGCAGATCATGGCACAGTGGGAGACGGTATTAAATTTTCCCACCGAGGGGCACAAATATTACGACTTGGTAATGAGGCATGTACAACAGCAGTTTTTGCAGGTGAAATAGAAGCTACTAGTTTAGATATATCTGGAAATGCTGATATTGACGGTAACCTAGAGACAGATGCTTTATCAATCGCCGGCGTGGCTGTTGATGCTACAGCAGCTGAAATTAATCAGATTCATTCAATTACTGACGGTGTAGTAGCAAGTAATAAAGCTGTAATTGTAGATACCAATAAGGACATAACAGGTTTTAGAAATATTACTCTTACTGGTGAATTAGATGCTGCTTCACTTGATGTAGAGGGTAGTGCTGATATCAACGGAACCCTCGAAACTAACGGTCTATCATTAAACGGTACATTGATAACAAGAACAGCAGCTCAGATAAATGCTGCTAGGCCTGGTACTGTCACTTCTATTGGTT